CCGCCGTGAGGCGGAAGGCCACCAAACCCAGCACACTCAACGACCCCTAGGGGTCAGGATCGGTGCTGAGCCGTGTGGAGGCGCGAAGCTATCCACACTACTCCAAAGCTAAGACTGGTCTGCCTTCGAAGGGGTTAATTCCCTCAAGACTAACAGGCCACGAGCTAAGGAGATATTCGATGACTCAGACTATTACAGAATGGACTAAGTACCAAACACTACCCGTGTACGCGCGAGACTACTGCACGTACCGATATGTGTCTAATGCTTCCATTCCAACTGAGTACTATCGTCAGGTGAAAAACGATCCGGAACATAGGCAACGACCGGCGGATCTGAAAGAACATCCGTGGTTGTACCTTACTTCCCAGGCGATGCAGAGTACCTCTTGGCAGAAGAGAGCTAGAACGCGCTCAGCTGACAAAGGGTTAAGATTCCAATGCGCACCCAAGCCCGTTTTTGATTACCACTGGCAGAATTGGGAGGCCTGGTATCATGGTGATACCGGACCGACTTCCAACGACTTCAGGGCATATCATACGTACGAGGAAAGCGACTGGAACCTAAAACTCAGAGACAAAATAAAATCAATCTCTGTGAATCTTGCATCGAACATTGCCGAGTATCGCGAGACCGCCGATTTATTTGCGGACTTTGCGAAGGGGGTGTGGACCACGTTCCGGAACATCCGGCATGGTGGACTTTTTGGTAACAAGAAGTTTACGGCGTGTGATATATCCTCTGCTTGGTTGATGGGAGTTTGGGGTCTGAAGCCCTTAGCTGATGACCTAGAAGCCTCGTATCGAAAGCTGGACGCGAAGATCGCCGAACCCCTTTACCGAAAGGTAACTTCAGGGGGCGAGGTAATCAAGCGCCACAGTGACGACGAGCTCTCCTATGTATCTAAGAGTAGTGACCGCGCGCGTTTCTATGTGAGGTTAACGCCTAACGGCTACGACTTCACCCCTGGGAACATTGCGGAAGCGGCTTGGGAGGTGATGTATTTATCAACCTTAATCGACTGGGGAATCCCAATCGGTGACTGGTTGTCATCTCTCGACGCCCTAAAGTACGTGGACGACCTCCGCGGTACTGTCACCAGGAAGTGGTGGTATTATCACAAGCACTGGAATGGACGGTTCAGTTATTACACCGACCATGAGTGGCCTACCCAAGTTATCGGGCGGTCACACCAGCGTGACGTGTTCCACAACGACCTGCCAATAGCCAACCTACCCTCTTGGGAGCCGAGCGCCTCGTGGCGCAAGGTCATTACGGCCACTGCCCTTCTGAAAAGCATGAAGTGCAGGCGGCCTCGTGATAAACTCCCGAAGGAATGTCGGCTACACCCGAACGGTGGAGTGGTTTGCCTCCATGGCTTTCCTACTCGCCGCTCATAGCTGGGTGCAGTAATGCTCCCTCTTACCTCATAACCCGGGTTTTGAAGCCGGGTCGTAGGTGCTGTTTTATGGCACCATTAACCAGGAGACAACTAAATGCCTACTCTGGCCAACATCGTACTGACGGATAACTCCGCTGTCGATCACACGTACGTCCCTACCGGCCGCTCTGGACCTGATCTGACTGAATTCGCCGCAGCCGGGGGTGATACCCCGATCTCCGACGAGACTCTGTCGATCAGCTTCAGCCGTGCTACCAACCAACGCCCCACTGACCGGACGCAAGCCCGGTTGGGGCAGCCGTTGGAATACACGGATGCGGATGGGCAGGAAGTCGTGGATGACACCTTCCGTGCTGAGCTCAAGGTTATCGCTCCGCGCTCTACCACTACCGCGCAACGCGACGAGTTCCTGTCGCTCATCGAAGCCTTCGTGGCCTCCGATGAGTTCAGGTCTTACGTCGTGCTGCGGTCGCCGTTTTACGGCTAAAGTGGCTCTTCGGTTTAAAACCCGAGAAAGCGTGGATAAAGATGACGGTCTTTCGGCGACGCCCCAGGTCATTCGGGGGTTGCGTTGGTTGATCGTCATCCTTAGCGGTATTGCCACTTGCCTTTCGGGGCTTGTGGATCACCTTGTTAAATAGCTTTAGCGGAGGGTATACGCCATGTCCTTGAGTTTAACCTTGGACAGTTCGTCCAACCTGAAGTTGGAGAAAACCACAACACTAGCAATCTGTGAAGTGGTCGGTACTCCCAGGGCACAAACGGTCCACATGCTCGTCTCCAATGAGCAGTGGGTCGACTTGTTGGATTTGCCAGAAGTTAACCCAGATCATTACGATTGTGCCTCGGCCTTCGCCGGGGACTATCTCGTAACTGAGGTTCTGAGTAAATCTAGCTCGTTGCCATTGGGCATCGACCGCGAGGCAGTTGCGAAGGACGCGTTCATCGCGTCAGAAAAAAGGTGCCGTGAAACCAATGAAAGGATGCGGGATTATCAGGAAACTGAACTCCCGGAGCCCTTACGGTCTGTACGACGTTGGGTACATCGGATTGTTGGTGACTTAACTCCTGCTAAGTTAGAGCGTATGATAAAACACGCTCGATTTGGCTCTGGAGCGACCACTGGTGTGGCAGGCGTCGGCAGCGTTATGTCAGATAAGTACGACATACCAATGCATATGACGCATAGACTCGCCCCGTATATCCGCGCCATCATGGGCGGTAAATGGCTTGAAGAGGTCTGTAGTTTGGGCCTTACTCCTGTCATTGTTCCGGGCAACGAGTTCTTCACCGTACCGAAGAACGCAAAGAAAGATCGCGGAGCAGCGAAGGAACCGACACTGAACTCTCGAGTTCAGCTAGGCACCGACGTTATCTTGCGCGACGCGTTACTACGATACGGTATCGACCTCACTGACCAGACGGTAAATCAGTCATTGGCCAGTTTGGCTCAGGTCTTGGGTCTCGCAACCCTGGATTTGAGTCAGGCTAGTGACAACATAGCCTATTGGTTAGTCTACCTCCTCTTCCCGAGAAAATGGTTCGAATTGCTCGAGCTATCGCGATCTGATAGAATTAAGATCGACGGGGAGTGGCGGGAACTGGAGAAGTTCTCGTCTATGGGAAATGGGGTTACGTTCGCGATTGAGACGGTGATCTTCCTTGCCGTCTGCCTAGCGTGCGTGCCCAGAGGTAGCCATCAACTCGTTACGGTTTATGGGGATGATATTATTGTTCCCCAGGCCTACGCGAGGGATGTGGTCGGTGCGCTGGAGTTTTTGGGCTTCAGCGTGAACCAGAAGAAGAGCTTCCTGGCAGGAAGGTTCTTCGAATCGTGCGGAACGGACTGGTTTGAAGGCCAGAACGTTCGCCCTTTCTACCTTAAGGAGCAGACAGACACGTCGGATAAAACCGGTGCGCCTTATGTTCTGCAGGTAGCAAACGCGCTGCGGTTGTATTCACAGCGCACTTCACCAAGTGGTCATTGCGACCCCAGGTGGTTCGGATTATGGCAGGCTCTCGCCGAGCTTGTCCCCGCTCCATGGGGAGATCACTACATTCCACACCAACTCGGTGATACCGGGCTAATCTGCTCCCTCGAGGAAGCAAAGGCGCTCGGTAAAGTCCGACGTCCGCAAAAGAAAATCCCGATCAACGGGAAGCGGGCTAAATGGGTGGATTCCGGCGAAGAAGGGTATATGGTTAAGCACATTGCGTGCGCGCCAGTCTACAGGTGGAAATATTCACTTGGCACCCTCTACCTCAGGCTCGATTTATTGAGCAAGATGGAAGATGGGTTTGTGGTCGATCAGGAAGCAAGGACTGCTACTGATCCTCTGCATAGACGCTCGTTAATGCAGCTAGCTGAGATGCTAGTGAACGAACGCGTACAGCTTAAC